TCAAAACTGCGCCAATGCCGCCTCAGGAGATATCGCAGCATCAGTGCTGTTGATAAAGTGCGTCACCCGCCTCATAACCTCAGCCTCTTCAGCTGCATCACCTTCGATCGCTTCGCCGTCATCCGTGATTAACGCTTTACCCCTAAGCTTCGCAAACTGCGTCCGACCTCCGGACAGAATCAACAGCGCATCACCCTGCTGTGGGCGCGTGACCGGGACGATGATCGCATAACCCGCCGACGTCTCGAGGATGCGACTGTCGGGAGTCATGCAGACACTGGCTGGCGTAACCCGCTGCTCTATATAGTCGGTAGCTGGTGAGGCGAAGCCCATTAGTGAACCCTCCCCATATTGCGCAGGATCCACAGGCGGTTCTCGCTCAGGTCTGTAGTCTTGTCGGCGAAGTCGGGCTGATAGCGCTCTATCCACTCGTTGGCGTCGGCCCGGCTGAAATGCCAATGGACTTTTGCCAACTCGCGGATAAAGTCTTCAGTGCGTAAGCACCGGTAGCCCTTGGGGTTTAGCTGTATTGCGGCCACAAATGCGGCGTGAATGTCGGAACGGCGGGGCATGAGCCGCACCCCTTCCACTGTTTTTATATACAGTAGTTTTAAAGAGGGTGCAGATCAATGTGGTGACACCTATCAATATTTATCGCTGAACATCCTTGTGCCGTTACGCTTTCAGCGCCTGAACCTCAGCCTGCAGCTGCGCGACCCGGGTGGTCAGCGCCTCGATTTTGGCAATCGCGTGATGCAGCGCCAGCGCCGTATCCATCTGGATGACGTTATTATCAAGAGCTAAGGTGTCGTCTTTATCACAACGATTGCCCTCTTCGTCAAACTCAGGCGCAGCGGGAACCAGCTTCACATACTCACGGTCAATATCCCGTAAAGCGTCCTGGGCGATGATCCCCCGGCGCACACGTTCCAGGTAATCGCCGTTATACACGAACGTGCAGGGTTTCAGCTTCCTGATGTTTTCGTAAGAGGCTTTACCATCGTCATAGGTGATATCGTGCTTCAGTGTGGCATCAGAGGTAGCCGCCTTCTGATACGTATAGTTACCGGCAAACCCACCGTCCCCGCCCGTTGAGGTGACGAGATCCCCTGCTTCAGGCGTAAAAAGCCAGTAACGGACTTTTGAGCCGCTATCCCCAAACTGGACCATCGTGGTATTGCCCCAGTTACCTGTACCGTTGCCGACATTACCCCAGCTCGTCCGCAGAGGGTAACCTCCGCCGTGTTGATAGCCCCAGGACAAAGCAGCTACGGCCCCCATTCCCTGGTTATCCAGTGTTGAGTCCATATACGCACCAGCGTAACCCCGTTGCCAGGACTGCGCCCAGCTTGTAGCCAACGGAGCACCTGTGCTGAGATATTTAGATGAAAACCCTCCATCAACGTTAAAGGAGTAAATATAGCTGACCGTTGTTGGATTACTGTTAACCTGTAGTTGCGTAGTACCGTTTGGCGCGGTGAAGAAGATGCTTCTCGCACCTCCATTATTATCCTGCAAATAAAGAAGCGTATTTGACGAAGCGTCGACACTTTTAATCTGAACACTATTTTTGCATATCACGTTACCATTTACAGTACCACCTTCTGTACTCAGGGCTTTTACATCTGCCGCAGTAAGAGTAATACTATCTTGTCTGTTTGCCATGTAATTTCCTTATGCCCAGACGCGAGCAGGCGTTTTTGGAGTCACGATGAATTCATCCAGCGGTGATAAATCAAGCCCGTCATTCATCACCCGGATATTGGCGTGATAACCGGGTTCCCCGGAATATTTTATTAACTCGTTTTCCTGCCCCGGATTTTCGATATCACTGACGATGGTAATAACGCCGATGATATCCAGGCTGATATCCGGGTGGAATAAACAGCCCTGTTCTTCATCGACCAGAAAACCCGCCGCGATTAATTGTGTGTGCATTTCATCGGCATCAGCAAAGCGCAGATAGATGTCTTTCAGATAGAGGTCTTTCATTAACGGAGTCCTTTGGTTTGATTAGCCGTCAACAAGCGGTGCCAGATACGGAAATTACGAATGTGGTAAACCAGTGAATTCGTTGTGGCGAAAACAAGCGAAGTGGGACTGCCCGCTGGTGTTGGCGGGGGCCCGGTTCTGGTGCCAGCTTGCCCCCCAAAATAAGCTGTGAGTTTGTTTGCCGTGTCGATTGTTTGCACAAATATCTGTTTATAGAATGGATACGTTACGTTTATCGTTGGAAGTATTCCGCTACTACTTCTGAGTGAGTTTAAAGATGTCGAAACAGCTCTTAATGCAACGTCATAGGATACCCCGGCAGTATTGAGTACATTAAAGTAACCGGCCCCAATTGGAGAGAAAGAATCGACAGATATCTCGAATGCTAATGTCCTGTTAAACGAGTCTCCAACAATTTTATAACCAACATTACATGCCGCTTGAATAGTTAATGATTCCCCGGCTCTGGTAACTGCTGATGCAACTGTGGGTATATAACTGGTTGTATGGACTATTTCAAACTGAGCCCCCCAGATATAAATCCCTTTAACACCATCACCAGTAAATGTGGTTGTATTCTGGTCCATGACCCAGATGTTTGCGTTAACCGTGCCGTTTGCTGCTATTGTTTCAGTTCTCGCTGAAATACGATACCAGCCGTCCCCCAATGCTGTAATTGTAGGTATGCCGTCCGATGTGACACCCGTAGCCGTTCCCGCAATCAAGTCGAAATCGCAGCTCATATTGTTGGTCACGGCTGACCCAGAGAAGTTAAGTCTGCATTTTGTATACTCGCCCGCTTTAACAAAAATACTCCAACCGTGAGCATTGCCAGCTGTCACATTAAATGGCTTACTAATATAGTGAGACGATGCTTCTTCCGCAGTTGGTATTAACTTAACCGCATTCGCACTATTGTCAGGCGCTGTAAACCCAGGCGTGGTTGTTACCCGGGCCTTTGGCCAATACGCGTTGCCAAAGTCAGCAGAGTTCAACGCAAGGTTGGTGGCAGTACCTTCCATTAATAAACCGTCACGCTCAAACCTTGGCTCATTAATAGCAGCCGTTTGTAGCCCCCCTGATTTATCGATATATGTCGCGGTAGAGGCACGAGCAAATGACAATGACTTCAATGGCAGCTCCAACACCTTGCCTGAAATAGTCAGCGTGTCGAAAGGTGCAAAACCCGCGAGCAGGCGCAGATCGTCGTTGAGCGGTGCCCACACGTCAGGGAACGGCGCTGCCTCATAGGGTACAGACGTCAGCTGCTGCGCGGCGGCCAGCGATGCTGCGGCACTACTGGCGCTGGCCCCTGCGTTGTTCTCTGACGTCCTGGCATTCGTCTCAGATGTTTTCGCATTGGTTTCTGAGGTCTTCGCAGCGTTCTTCGAAGCGAGGGCATTTCCCTCTGACGTTGCCGCGTTCGTTGCGCTGATTGCCGCAGCGTTTTTGGAAGCCAGTGCATTCGTCTCACTGTTTTTGGCAGCGGTCGCGCTGGTCCCTGCCGCGTTCGCGGCGGTGATCAGCTTCGACCAGCTGGGGCCCGTTTTTTTCGAACCATTTGCCAGAGTAACGGTGACGTCACCAGTGCCCGATAAAATCAGGTCCTGGTTGACGATATCAATCTGCGCCTGGCGAAAACCTTCCGTGACGGCGTTCGCTAAATCGTCATCAAGTATGGCCATTCGTGATGTCCTTAAAATGAAAAACCCAGCCGGAGCTGGGTTATAAGGGTGTGATTATTGAATTCAGAAGAAACAACAAGTGCGGAGCCGAAATACTTACATCGGGTTTTATTTTCAGCCCGTTAAAGCCAAATCGCCAGCATCCACCTGGCTGGAATTAATTACCTGAATAACCGGAGAAGTTAGGGGAATTTCTTTTGGTAATTAACGCCATTGATGGCTGCATATCCATATGAGTACTCCCACTGGTAATCCCTCTAAGGCCAATACGTATAGTCACAGGGCCTGAGTTTGCGGGAATATCCAGACTACCTGTAACGGGCACATAACTGTTAACCTGACGACTGACACTATTGGGGTCGTTATACGATAGCTTTAAGCCAAGAGACACTACTGTAATATCTCTCCCGTTTATATTGATATATGCTTCCAGAGAGCCATTATAAGCTTCACTTTCATTCCAGACGACAAATGTCGGAACAGCGATAGTGACGTCATATGGGACACCCCCCGCCCAGGTAACCTGTCGATAAAAATCTCTTTGTTGGCCTGGATCTCCCCTGAATCTGCCACCAGGGAAGGAGAACATATTAACGACATCGCCTACGATTTTGTTCGCGTAAACTGTGCCTTTGAAGTCTCCATCCGTCGCGTAAACTGTCCCTCTGAATTCCCCACTGGTTGCGTATATCGTCCCCCTGACCGTCACGCCGTTAAACGTGGCATACCCGGATTTATTGATATGCCAGCCGACATTGCCGGTCCCGTCCCAGTTGCTGGACTGGAGGTAATTGCCGATCTTGCCGTTGTCGATGGAACCATCCTGGATGAACACCGATCGCATGAATATCTGCCCGCCTGTGGCGGCAAACACCAGTTCCTGTCCTTTTGTCGTCGGGTTATAAACCGCAAACGTATCGGCAGAAATCAGGAAGTTTGAGGACCCGGTTGCATCAATGCCCAGCTGAATACCCGCGATACGTTTAACCCCGTTCGCTTCCACCTGAACCTTAACGCCCCACTGGGCACCCAGCTTACCGGTAATGTCAGCAACAGCTTTACTGGTCGTCTGGACACTGGCATTGGTATCGTCGATCGCAGCCGTCACTTGCTCAATGCTGGTCGCGGTGGCGCTTTCCAGATCCGTAACGGCTTTATCAATGCGCGTAATGGCGGCGGCGTTGGTCTTACCGTTTTGCTCAACCGTCGCCTTAAGCGTGGTGACCTGCTCCGCCACGGCACTCGTGGCATCCGCGGCGGTCTTCCGGCTTTCGATGATTTCAGCCATCGTTTTCGTTTCGCCAACAGCATACGTCACGCGCTGTTCAGAGAACGCGGTGAAGCTGGCGAGCGCATTGGTGACGTTGCCGACAATACCGGCGTCCCGGCTGGCCGTGTTGCCGTCCACATCCACTTTCAGCGTATCGATGCGGCGGCCGAGCGCGCTGTCAGCATTCGTGCGGGCCGTGGTTTCCGTGCTGATGTCCGAAGTGTTCTGGTCGGTCGTGGCCTTAACCGCAGCCAGCGCGGTGGTCTGCGCCTTGTTGTTATCAGCGACGGCTTTGGTGACTGTGGTGATATCTGCGGTGTTTTTGCCGACGGTAACCTGCAGGCCCGAAAGCGTGGTGGCCTGAGCCTCCTGCTCAGTTGTCAGCGTCGCCAGCTCCTGAGTAACGGAAGCCTGGTTAGCGTTAACGGTCGATTCCAGCTTCTTACGCTCTGTCACCTCCGCCTCCTGCGCCGTGATGCGCGCCTGGCGTTCGGTGTACAGCAGACCCGAGGCCAGTTTTGACGGGTCGTCACCGGTATAACCGCCCCGGATCTGCGTCGCCAGCGTCTCGCGCGCCGTGGCTTCCGCCTGGTCGCCGGTAACACGGGCTGTCGTTTCCTGCTGCAGGGCGGCCATCCCGGCGCCTGGCGTTGGCCGCCCTATCGCCACCCAGTCAATCAGGTAATAGTTCGTCGCGTCCTGTTTAGGGGACAGGTCCAGCCTGAACTGATTCATCGTGGTTTCGGTCAGCCACGGGATATTGTCGAACTCCACCGTAGCGATACTATTTGCGTCATAGGCAGGTTCGGCGATGGTGAACACGTTGGTGTCGGTGAAGCCACCAGTACCCCGCCATCGCAACTGGCCCGCCCAGCCCGGCGCACCGAATTTCCTGATACGCAGTTTAATGAAGCGATAGGATGAAGAATTGATAGCCAGTGAGCCTGGCGATGCCACCCACGGGTCAGTGGCATGGTTCGCCGGGCGGATCCACCCGTCCACGAGTGTCGGCGCCCCGTTCCCGGTCCAGCCTTCTACCGTCGAATCGAAGTACCAGATTTTAGCCGGGTCGAACTGGGAGCCAGTACCAGCAGAAATCTGAGCCATCGCCTGCGCCAGCGATTCAGTGGTGGTCTGAATCGTCTGGTTGACGTTGCTGATATCCGCGACACGCTCATTCTTCTCGGTCAGCAGTGCCTGGCCGCGGGCCGCTGCCTCGTCGGTGATGGCTTTCTTACGGTCCGTGATCTCCTTCGCCAGTCCCGCTTTGGTCGCCGCCGACTCTGTTGTGACTGTGCTGATGTCGTCGCGTGCCGACTGGATATCGTCACCCAGATCAGTGATTTCCGAAACCAGGTCTTTGTAGGCGTCGGTCTGTTTGATCTGGTTATCGATATCCACCAGGTAATCCGCGGCATCCGAGCTGCTGCTGCCCTGAATGAAGTCAGTCCAGGCCGACTTATTGCCGGTGCGGTCCACCAGCCGCGCCCGGTACCAGAACCCTACCCCGGCCTTTAGCCCAAGTTGCTGGTAAATTTGCTGGGGATACGGGACGCCAGCCAGCAGCATCGGGTTCGCGCCGGTTGATACCGTGGAATACTGAATCTCGGTTTGTAGCGTATCGCCAGTGCCCGCAGGGAAATCCCAGTCCAGCTGTACCCCCCAGAGCAATGGTGTAGTGCGGAAATTAACTGGCTTGGGCACATCACCGATCCGGCCCTTAAGGTGGGTCAGCGCTGACGTTGCCCACAGGCTTGATGCGCCACCGGCATTAATTGCCCTGACCCGCACCAGGTAATCACCTTCGAAGATCCCCGGCACTTCGATATTCCGTAGGCCGGTTTGCGGAACGTTCACCCATTCGCTGCTCCCGCGGCGCCACTGAACCTGATAGGCGATCACATCGGCCTGCGGCTTCCCGGCTTTATCCAGTGGGACGTCCCAGGACGCCGTCAGCGTCGCGATGCGCTGCCCCTGGCGCACCGATTCATAACTCGACACCACGATGTTACCTGGTTGAGATACCACACCCGTGGGGATGAGGCTGATCGGCGGGATATCGAGGCGCGCATTGTGGTCGACGGCATCATATTTCGATGCGTTGTATTCCGCGCCGGTAATGGTATAGGTGTTTTCCTCATCGTTAAACGTCAGGTTCGTGACGCGGAAGTACTGTAGGCGCAACTGCCCGGCATCGATAACGAATATAGCGTTTGGCGCTGGCGCTGCTGTGAACGGCGTGGCCACGATCAGCTGCGTGCCGTTGACCGCCTGAATAATCCGGCTTTCCACAGTGCCACCCTGGGTGCGGATCATCAGTGTGTCACCCGCGACGGCGCTGGTACCGCGATCGGTTGTTACCGCTTTAAGCCCGGCGTTATAGTCCATGACGCGCCCGCCATAAACGCGCCCTGAGACGCGCTCATCAGCAAAGGCAAAAACCGTGCCCGGTACATAGGCGAAGCCGTCCAGCCCGGTCTGCAGCGTAATGATGCGGTCCAGCGAGTTGGTATAAACTGCCCACCCTCCACGGCGTTGCGCCTCACTCTCGCGCGTGCAGCCGATGGCCGTGAGTTGCGTCTGCTTGAATTTGAACTGCTTCACCAACTCAGGAAACATTACTGCGGTGGTGCGGTCCTGATAATGGTTATCCGGGTCGCTGAAGTTAATCAGCGCGCTCGAGAATCGCGTCTTTTCGCTGCCGCTGGAATACGTTGGCTTGCCCACCACGGATGCGCGGGTGAGGATCTGCAGTTTCGACGTGTCTGCCGGCATATCAGAGACAACATTGAACATGTTGTTGCCCCAGAACGTCATGCCGTTGAAGCCAGCAGCGATGTCCTTGATAACCTGCCAGGCGTCGGCCTGCGACTGGATATAGACGTCAAACATGAATCGCGGCTCTGTGCCGGTACCACCCTTCCCGTCCGGTACCTGCTGGTCACAGCGCTGGGCAATGCGGTAGAGCTCCCATTTATCGAGCATATCCACCGTTACCCGGCGGCCCAGACCAAAGCGCGGCTCTGTCAGGACATCAAACCAGATCCACGCCGGATTGTTGGTCCAGCCCCATTTGAATGTGCCGTCCCATGTGCCACTGTACGTCCGCGCAACAGGATCGTAGTTTTGAGGGATGCGGATTACCCGGCCTTTCGGCTTGCAGGATATCTTCGGGATGTTGCTGAATGCTTTGGCGTTGAATGACACATACAGCAGCGCGGTATGCGGATAGCGCAGGCGGGCGTCGATCACCTCAGTGATGGCCTGCACCTGAGTTTTGTTCTGCAGCATCTGGCTGGTGCTGTCGGTAGTATCCCGGACCACCCGGATCTGCCAGCCAGTGGTGGCTTTGGGCAGATTGATGCGGTGCGTCAGTTCGTACAGTGAACTGAGCTTTTCCGTTACCGTTTTGGTTAGCAATGTCTGGTATGCCCCGCCATCAACCGCAACGTCGATGTGATATGCGACGGTCGTGCCGACGATGTCGCCGTCATTCTCCTGCTGCTGCAGGCCGGTGATACCGATACGCACCAGCACCGCATCAATCTGGGTATTGCTGATAGCGCGGGTCCAGGGGGTGGCCTTCGTCAGCGATACGCCAATGCTGGTCTCGTTCTCCACAGCAGGAAAACCGGGGATCGGCGTCTGCGTCTGCGTGCCGGGGCGAAAATCCCAGGAGACGTTCTCAAAGTTCATTGAGCCGTCGGAGTTGCCAAGCGGCGTGCCGTCCAGGAATATCCGGGTCGCATCCAGCCCACCAGCAAATTCACCTTCGCCGAGCGCCAGCAGCATACGGCAGCGCGCCATAGACTGGGCTGAATCAGGCTGTTCAACAGGCGTGTGCTGCTTCTGGCTGCCGCCCTTTGCACCAGTAATCGTTGCCATATTGCATCCATAAAAAAGCACCCGACCGGGTGCTAATTGAAGAGTAAGAAGTCGTCAGATGTCCTCGGCCACGATCCCTGCACTGATAATCGCCCCCCCGATTTCACGCTCGCCATACAGCAGAGCAACCGGATTGCCCATCGCCAGGGTATTCACTGCGCCGCCAAAGGCATAGCTCGGTTTGTTGTCCGGGTCATCGCGCCCCTGCAGGCCTTTGGGCTGCGGCGATAGCATCTGGTAAATTCCGCCGGCCATCATTGAACCACCGGACATTATCAGTCCTGCAGCAAACGTCGCGCCGATACCGGTCCATCCAGTGAGAATGCCCGTTGCAATGCCGGCAACCACCATGACCGCCCCGAGAATGGTCTGGAACATGCCGGCCTTTTTCGCCCCTTCCATAATCGGCGCAATACGGATGTCACTATCGCCGCCCAACTCCTTGTAGTCCTGAACCCCTATATTCCGCTTACCGCGGAACACCGCAAACGTCATGCCGTTCTTTTTGGCGTTCATCAGGTAGCTTTCCAGCCCGTCCAGGTTGATGCAGAGTGCCTTCACGGCTTCTGCCGATGTCTGCACGGCCAGTTTATGGACACGCCCGAACCGGGCTCCCAGCGCTCCATACAGGCGGATAGTGGTTAAACGCGCCATGGCTGTATCTTCTGCGGCAGGTCTTTGTGGCGAACGCAGATCATGGTCCGGTCCTTGAAGTAACCCCGGGCATACGGCGTGATGCAGGAGGGCTGGCCATATAGATGGTGAAGTAGCTCACCTTCCTCTGTGATGATCCCCGCGTGGTTCCACTTAGCGGATTCAACCTGCATGATGACCATGCAGCCGGGCGCCGGGTCGCATTCGACAAACCCTTCCCGCTCCCAGTTCTCGAAATAAAGGTTGTCCGGGTACTGGCTTTCCCACCATGGGTAATCAACGCGGAAATCGTTAAGCATCACGCCCTGGGTGGCGTGCCAGTCCATGACCAGCCCCCAGCAGTCGTGCGAACCCAGAATGAACGGGCGGCCAATCAGCGGTATGGCGTCCGGCGTTACTTCTGCGTATTCATTGCAGTCCGGAGCGTAGATGCCCCAGACCACGCCGGAGTTATTACACTGCTGGCGATCGAGGTCAGACGGGATAGGCCGTGCGCCGTCGCCCGGGTGGGAGTGAATGACCCGGATAATGGTTCCGGCATCCTCAGCATTCGCCCAGTGCTGACCGTCAATTCTGAAATGCTCGGTCGGGTTTTCGTGGCTATTCAGTACTGGGATGTAACGCTGACGCCGCCCCGACTGGATGACGAAGCCGCAGCACTCGCGCGGGGACTCCTCCAGCGCATGCGCGCGGATCGCCGCCATAATGGTTTTGTTCATTGGTATGTCCGGTTATCGGGAGAAGAGAACGGTTGCCGGGAAACCGCCAAAGTCGAGGGTTGCTGCGTTAGGCTCTGCCAGTCCGGCACCAAACCGCTTACGGCAATCACTGAGGCAACCACCGCACATATCCAGCGCCGGGTCAGCGACCGCATTACCCTTCGCATCAAAATACGCCGTGCCGTTGTAGGTGCAGCCGTCGCCGCTGCGGTATTGCCCGCGCAGCGCCCACTCACAGAGCGATGTGATTTGCCGGGTTGGGATCACCAGCCCCTGCAGGTCTGCCGGACTGCTCATTGACCAGGATGCGACCTCGTCATCTTCCGCAGTTTTGGTGTCCAGCCAGAAGGTCTGCAAAGAGAACATTGTCGGGTTAGCTGTCGGATTGACGCCGCCCGGGAAGTTCACTGCATCGAGGTAAACGGCATAGGTGTCGATGATGCTCACCTTCGCATTCACCATATCTTTGAACTGAAGGCACAGCGCGGTGATATGCCCGTCAAGGTTTGACGTACTGAATGAAGGCTCTGCAGCCTGATCGGTTGAGAGAGACAGCCCGCTCATCTGGAAAGGCCAGAACTCGTATGCGTTGCCATCCCAAATTATGGGCTTCGGCCCGAGCTTCGACTCGTCGCCGTTTGCCGCGTCAATCTCGTCAGGCGAGTGAGGAAACGGACTGTAATGAAAGCGGTGGATCCCGCCACTAAACTCGGAGGCGTCCACTTCGACCAAGCGGACCCTGCCACCCGGTGCCAGCATCGCCGCCTGATCGACAAATGCCATTATGCGTAGACTCCGTAGGCCCGTTTGATAGTGAAGGTCAGCTCAGAGAATTTGCTGTTCAGTTGGTTTTTCCGCACGGAGTCAGCGACAACCCGGTACAGCCCCTTCACCTCACCTGGCGGCGTGATGATGAAGGCCTTGACCGTGTGGGCCAGCAGGAAATCGCGGATCGTGTTCACTTCCGCCTCTGTGCCGACATGCTTCATCGGCACCTGAATAGCCGTGGAATTAATACCGTTCTCGGCCACCTGCTCATAGCCATCGCCGAATTGCGCAGAGCGCAGTGCCTGGCTGTATTCGACGGGACCAGCGCCGATTTGCGAGCGCCAGCTGTAGGTTTCAACTGCCATATTTGCTCCATAAAAAAACCCAGCCGAAGCTGGTTTAATTAGTTGCCTGATACCTCAAAAAAGTATTAGTTACTTCACACACAAAAAGTGATGAAATACAAAATCTCATCGTTGTTGAACAATGCCATCCACCCTAACAAAGCAATCCACAGGGATAGTTTAATGAATTTAATACATTACACGATTATAGGTGCCGCTCTTTTCATTGCCATTCTGGTAATGCTGGTTATTAACATTATAAAATTAAAGTCTGCGCGAGCAGATGCTGCAGATAAAGCAGTAAGGCTTGAGCGTTACTCGACAATAACGGATGCTGAGTCAGAAGCGGACCATCTCATAAATAACGCTAAACAAACTGCACAAGAGTTGTATGCCCATTCCGACAGAATTCTTGACGAGGCAAAAGTTGAAGCGGCTAACATCATAGCCGCCAGTGAACTTGAGGCAAAATCTCTTACTCTACGCGCTGAAGATATTCTTTCTGATGCTCGCATTGCTGCCAAGCGTATGAATGCTGAAGCATTATCCGCCCAAGAAACACAACGTCTGAAACGAGCAGAAGTAGAAAGTCAGATTGATGAGCTTCGCTGTTCTTACCGTGAAAAAAAGCTCACATATGACGAACTGGAGGCAGCTTTATCAATTTTCAAAGATGATATGGAGTTCGCCGATATGGGATTCTATGCACCTCATTTCGATTTTGACACCTCAACGAGCTTTCAAGATGCCATCAAGGCCTGCCGGGAGAGGCAGAAAAATCTCCTGCGCGACAAAACAAAATTTGGCGCAATTCATTGTCCAACAGAGTGGACCGTGGGAGGTTCTAAAAGCGAAGGGCGAAAAATGACCACACGCGGCATTCAGATGACTGCCCGTGCATTTAATGGCGAATGCGATGCAGCAATCGCGAACTGCACATTTAAAAACGTCTTACAGATGGAGCAAAGGATTCATAAGGCGTTTGAAGCTCTGAATAAGATGAATGAGGTTAATCAGATCTATATTAATCATGCGTTCTTAGACATGAAACTGGACGAACTACACCTTACTCATGAATATCGCTTAAAGAAACAAGAAGAGCGTGAAGAACAGCGTGAAATTAGAGCCCAGATGGCCGAAGAAAAACGAGCCCAAGCCGAAATTGATCGTGCGCTTCGTGAGGCCGAAGAAGAAGAGCGTCGAGCAAAAAAAGCTCTGGATAAAGCCCGAAAGGAAATGGAATCAAAGCTAGCGCAGATGACCGCCGAGCAAGCTGCAAAACATCAAGAAAAAGTTTCCGAATTAGAAAGCGCCCTGGAAGAAGCATTACTTAAAGGTCAAAAAGCACTTTCCATGGCGCAGCAGACTAAACGCGGCCATGTTTACATTATCTCAAATATAGGTTCATTCGGGGAAAATGTTTTCAAAATTGGAATGACACGCCGACTTGATCCTCAAGATCGAGTAGATGAGTTGGGTAGTGCTTCAGTACCATTTTTATTCGATGTCCATGCGATGATTTTTAGTGAAGATGCCCCAGCTATGGAAAACTTATTACATCAACGCTTCAACAATCAGCGCACAAATCTTGTGAACAAGCGCAAAGAGTTTTTCAATGTTAGCCTCAATGAGATAAAGGTAGCTGTATTTGATATTGCTGGGGATGATGTTGATTTCATCGAAACAGCCACCGCTCAGCATTACTATGAAACCCATGCGATTCGTAAACAGAATGCAGCGGCAATTTCAGCCATACTTACAGAAGCCAAGAAACCAAAATTTGCGGAGGCCATATAAGGCCTCGTGCATACATTAACATTTGTAATATTGGCATGGAGACTGCAGCCACCTTTTATGGCCACATAGACATAATTCCCACAACCAATTGCTTAGAAAATGCCCCAAAATGGGGCATGGCAGTTATTTCTTCTCAGTAACCTTAATAAGGTTAGTGATATCAAATTTTCCGCCTCGATACTCTTTGAATTGCTGTAACAATGTATGCGCATCCGTCAGATCTGAGCAAAAGACATTGCGATTTCCATCAATTCCTTGGGGTGAAACTACACCTATGCGCTCCATGAGTTCGACTAAACTAGAAGCCCTGTTGTAACCAATCCGAAAATGTCTCTGTATTCCTGAAATGTAGGCTCTTTGATTGGTTACAACCCATTCAATAGCATGTTCAAGCAGTGGATCATCAAACAAATCATCCATCATTGCGGCACACACTTATAGACACTTGCCTTCGGCGGTTCCGCACCATTGGCTTTGCCAATGAAGCCGCTTGCCACTAATGTTGTGTTGAAATTGTCTCCAACCAACTCACCAGTACCGGAAATTGGCATAACTCTTATCCAGCGAGTAGCATCATCGTTCACTAGAAATGTTGACGCCATGCGAGATCCGCTTTTATCAAGATCCATCGCCACTCCACTGTAAGCAGCGTCTCTCCCCTTTTTGATTATTTCGTAATCGACACCATCAAAATTCGCCTTGCCGACATTTATCTGTGGAGAGAATACCTTCCCCTCGCATAGTTCGGTTGCGGCACTTACATTGAATGCTGTAGCCATTAGCAAAGCTACTGTTCCCAGTAAACGCATCATCATCCCCTTGATTAGCATGGTTTGGTCCATGATAACCAGGGGGTAAAGTAAACACTACAGGCCTTTGGTGAAGTTATAGATCATGCCGCCAGGCTTAAGGTGCTTTTGGACCACTTGCAGCGCGGCATTTTGCATCTCCTCAGCAAGCGCACGACCCATGGCATCGCCGGAACTGGACGTATGAGCTGTTGCTGAACCACCAGCATCGACGTTCACAGTAGTATTGATGACTGGGGCCAATCCACCGCCGCCTTGCGCTCTAACACCTAACCGCCCCGCTGAATCACGCGTTAGGGGCATGATGGCTTCAGCTCCTGCTTCAGCGAATACCCCACCCTTGGCAAACTTAGAGGCACCCTGGAACGTGAAATACTGAGGTGAATCGTAGACGCCATTTACGTACTTGCTGAGGCCCGGCGATTCATAGACTCCGCCTTTAGCGTTGAATGTCACCCCTGCAGCTGCGTTCGCATACGTTCCGCCTGGCGTAGCGCCACCACCAGAGCCTCCGCTGATCCATCCCATTGCGGCCTGCACTGCGTAGGCGACCATGAGGCGGTTCGTCACATCCAGGATCATCTTGAGCATCGACTTGCCGAACTCTTTAATCGACGCTTTGCCTGTTGTCATAAGCTCGGTCAGCATGTCGCTCAGGCCTGTTAGCGTGGAGCTGGCAACATTCTTCACGGCATCGTAGGTGTTCGTGGCGACGTCCAGATATTCATTCCAGCCACTAAGCGCTCCGGCTTTCCAGTCGGTGCGCAGCTTATCCTCTTCAGCGTAATAGTTTTTAAGCGCAGCTAGCTCCTTCTGATAGCCATCGCTCTTAAGGTCACCACCGCTATTTAGCCACCCTTGCCGTAGTTGAGCCTCTTCCCTTAAGCGCTGGGCCTGCCGACTACTCAAACCAGCGCTATCGCTTAATGCGGCTGTCTTTTCCGCCATCTGAGTGACGTATTTTTGAGAGCTGTCCTGCAACCGATTCAGTCGTTCCTGAATAGCAATCTGATCGCCCAGCCCGGCATTAACCTCGGCCTGAGCCAAAGCTCGGTCTTTGGTCGCCAGCAGGGCCTGTTCGTCTTTCGAAAGCGCTCGGGTTTTGGAAGCCTCCTCCAGGATGCTGAATTTTGAGATCAAATCCCATTGCTGCTTACGTTGCTGGCTTATTACATCATTAAGATCACGATGCTCCTGAAGTGTTTTCAGTTGGGCTTGCAATGAGAGGGTTTCAGCATTGGTACTGTCGAGGCTGCGCGTACCGGTATCAACTTTAGTAGTAGGGGTTTTTGGTGTTTTGACGTCAGCATAGCGTTTTTCGATGCCAGCTTTAATCATCTGGTATTCGGAATCGGTATATTTGGCCCGATCCGCTGCAAGCTGCTTGAGTTCCCTGGCGCGTTTTACGGCATTGGATTCAAATTGCTCAAGGTTGTTATTTCGACGCTGCGACGCTTCGAGATCGCGTTGGTTTGCCTCGGCCTCCTTTTCTTTTTGCTCGGCGGCCTGAGTTTGCAGGGCCAGTGTTTTTTCTAATGCACTGATCTGCGATTTGGTCGAAGCAACCAACGCTTCCTGGTCCTTACGACGCTGCGCGGCAGCCACATCCTGGAAGTTGCTGCTTTGGCGACCAAACCCGTAATCGGGGCTTGCTGCAGCGCTGCTCTGTAAGGTGGTGAGCGTCTCCTGCTGCGCCTTTAGTCGTTCTCTGAGTCCCTTCAGCGTGTCCTCAGGTGTGACCTGACGCCCCACGTTGAGCATCTGATCCCAGGCTGATGCAGCGGAGTCCTTAATCGCCTTCCATAGTCGCTCAATATCCCCAAGATTTTCCTTAATCTGAGTCGTGCGGCTCTTCATGGTGCTGGCGTAGGTGTCGATAGCCAGTTTCGCCGCCCCGGTCGCATCCCCCTGCTTTTGCAGGGCAACAATCTGATCGTAAATGGCCGCGTTCAGATAGTGATATTGCTCATTCAGGGCGATTGAAGCTTTGACTGGGTCATCAGCAAGCCGCTTGAAGTCAGCGATCGTTTTATCGATAGCCTGCCCGGTAGCACTCTGCATTGCCACGGCTGAGGCCGCCACTGCTTCAAGAGCATTGCCCTTAAACGCCCCGGTGCCCAGCGCAGCGGCAATGGCCTGAGCCGCAGCAGAAATCTTACCCGCGCTTCCACCAATTCGCTCAGCCATATTGGCAAGATCAGCAGACGTTTTGCCCGTGTAATTCCCTGTCAGCAGTAACTGGCGATTAAACTCACTCGCCTCCTGACTGCCCTGGTACCAGGCTGTCGCCATTGCCCCCAAGCCCACGACAAGCGAAGCTATCCCAACAGTTAGCGGGTTAACAAAACTACCCATTGTGCGCAGGTAGTCACCAACACCAGTTAAGGCCCCTTTCACCCCGCCAAACTGGTCTTTTATCTGCCCGCCCTGCTGGAGCAGGATCAGGAATGGTGATTGCCCACCAGCCAACTGGGTGGCGATGTCAGTGAACTGTGCGGGCAGCGTGCGCATCGCTGCGCTGTACTGGCCCACAGAGATACCAGCCCGCCGTGCAGCTAGCTCCTGCCGCGATAATGCCTCAGGCAGCACGTCAGCCACGCCAGAGAGCCGCTCACGCGTCTGGTTGAGGATGCTGTTGAAGTGCTCGAATTGAGCGCCATTGATGCGCCCTGACTCGAAATGGGCCACCAGCTGCGCGTGCTGCTCATCCAGCGAGTTGAACGCGCGGATAGTCGGGTCGATGGAGCCCAGCAGGTTCTTCAGCGCGGCGGACTGCTTCTCTGCCGCTTGGGTGGCTGCCAGTTCGGCCTGGGCCCGCCCCGCTGCCTCGCCGGTGTCGGTCAGCTTCAGCCGGGTGTCATCCAGGATCTTGTTATAGGCCTGGAAGGTATCGGTATCCAGAAAGCCCCTGGTCTGGAAGTTACGCAGCGCGGCCTGCTGTTCGTCCAGGCGGTTCAGCGCCTTAGTGACCGGGTCGATGTTCTCCAACAGGCCTTTCAGCGCATTCTTCTGCTCTTTAAGCCCTTCGCTGCCTTGCTTCGCAGACTCAGCTCCAGCGCGGAATACGCTGTTAAGGTCATCGGCTTTGCCTACGGCTCCCGCCGCAGACTCACCGAGTTTATCCAGTTCATTGCTGGCCGTTTTCAGATCGGATACGTCAGCACGCAATGTGATCGAGGCGATTTGGTCACTCATCAGGCCGTCTCCTTATGCATCACTTTGAGAGCCTCGCTTTCCATGATTCGAATATCAGCCATGCAGGCCGCCGCATCCTCAACCCCGTGCAACTGAAACAGCCAGGGGAGAACGTTGTAATCAAGACCGGTCGCACCGCTCGCACCGACGCGCCATTGGGTCGCCAGGGCGGAGAAGACAGTAAAGGCCTCCCATATGGATGGCAGGATCCCCACCTCTTCCTCCACGTCCTCAGGCGTTAAACCAAAAGCGGCTAACTCCGCGAGCGTCGGTCCCGGTGTATACATCGCTGCGGCGACCTGCCTCAGTTTTTTTCGCGGATGCCCATCAGCTCTTTTGTGTAGGCCAGGCCGATGCTGTCGAACGCGCGTGGATAGTTTTTCAGGAGGACAATCACGTTTTCACGGTTGAATTCGTCCGGCAGTGCCCAGCCTTCGACGATTTCCATCAGGTAGTCAGCCTGCGGCTCGACGGGGGCTTTTTTACCCTCGGCTGCTTTCTGCAATTTCTCGTCCAGGGCGCGCAGCTCTTCGAGGGTCTTGTGGCGGAAAGTGAAGGTCAGTTTGCCGTCATCGGCACCAGCGCGCGGGATGCTGGCAGTAGCTGAAAACGTTGGATTCGGGATCAGGGTGAATTGGGTCATTGATTCATCTCAGAATAGCCCGGCGAACCGGGCATTGTTGGTTAGCTGATCGTGACGGTGCACGCAGCAGAGGTAAGCGTCTTGCCTGCTGCGTCGGTGACTTCACAGGTGTAGACGCCAGCATCACCGGATGCGACCGACGGAATGCTGAACGTCGAGGCGGTTTTGCCCGGAATAGCCGTGCTGCCTTTCTTCCACACGTAGGTGTACGGAGCGGAGCCGCCCTGCATAACCACAGCCAGATCCAGTGCAGCGCCAGGCGCAAGAGATTTGGTAGCTGGCAGGTCAGTCAGGAAAGCCAGCGGCATAGCCGAGGAATCAGCGATCGGGTAAATCTGCATATCCGATTCGAAGTTCATGCGCGCTTCGTTGCTTTCCACGGCGTTGATTTCGGTACGCGGCACACGCTGGAAGGAAACCTTGGCAGAGTAGTAACGATCCGCCTTGCCCCGTGGGTTGTGGAACCAGACCGCAGTGGTATCGCTGGAGTCATCCAGGTCAATCAGACGTTTGTAGATCGCCAGCTGCGGGTCATGTGCGAAGGTGTAGACCTGAACCACGGCGTTTTTGAACGTCGGGATGGTACGGGCCTTATCATCTTCCAGGAACTGCACGCTGATGGTCTGCTGGTCACCACCTTCAGTGGACAACGTCATAACCTGCGGCATGGTGATCCACGAGTCGACTTTGCGCAGCGTTCCCGCGCCGGTGCCCGCAGGGAATTTCTTGGTGTCGGTGGTATCGAAGGCTTCCAGCACGATTTTATTGCTGGTCACCGATTTAACGCGCAGCACCATGTTATCGAGCTTCAGCCAGCCAGAACTGACCTGGACGACATCACCCGCGAGGATCCCGGCAGCCGAGGCAACGGTCAGTTCGCATTCCGTCGCGTTGGAGGCTGCAGTGAAGACAATCGGCGCAAGATAGGCCTTGGCCACGTTGACACGTGACCCATTAGGGATTGCGAATGCCATTGCATTCTCCTGATTTGAGGTAATAAAAAACCCGCCAGGTGGCGGGTCAGTAATCAGCGCGATACTGCATGCTGACGGGGGTGGTATAGGTGATGGATCCACTACTGCCGTTTGGTGCCGACGTCGGGCGATCCTGAATCGGCGTGCGTACCTGAGGCGGCCCGTTGATGTACACGGTCAGGTCACCATCCACCAGCGGCAGCCCTTCGGGGAAGGCGTCAGCGACAGACTTTGCCAGTCCTCTGGCCTGAGCCACGCCACTACCGGCAGGAGCGATGATGTTGAGCTGCAGAATGCCCTGGTACGTACGCAACTGGCCTTCCAGGTCTTGCCCCACGGTTTGAGCCGGCAGAACATAAACACGCCCGTAAGGCGCATTATCCGGGGGAGTAAACGCGATGTTCGGCCAGGCCACTGGCAGCCCGAGCGAGGAGCAGATAACCGCGATACGACCTTCCAGCAGGTCAGCGATCCGCATTGACTGGTCACCGGCCATTGCGCACCTCGCTCATTGCCTCACGGAACAGCTGCGCGGCGTCCAGCGCGGTGATACCCACCATGCCACCCGGGGCCTGACCGGAGTGCCCGTTCTCCAGCGCCTGTGCATAGGGCAGGTTATTTGTGAAGAAAATCGAGCTGACCTGTCCAACCCTGAACACCTCGAGCACTGCCAGGCCGCGGGAGTTGGAACCCTGGCCGGAAGCGTCCGGTGTATCGTTGGATTGGGTCGGCTGGCTATCAAAGCCCACATACCAGTTGTTTTTGAACCGCCCACCGACATAGCCATCAGGCTTTTTGATGTCCATCGAGTCGTTCACTCGCAGCCCGCGCTTAAGTCGTCCTGATTTGGTCATGTTGGCAGGATCATCACGCAGGGTCGCGTTATGCTCCCGCACTGCAATGTTGTACGCCGTCGCAGTCTGGTTGACCTGCCAGATATCCGGTTGGCCCACCGGGGACATTTCGACCAGGCGCCCCAGGATTTTAATACCCGTCCGGCGCACCACCTCGTCCATCTCCTGCTTCGAGCTATCCACGAACAGCTGAATGGCAGCCAGGAACGGTTGATTAACTGAACTAGCCATACTTACGCCCTCAGCTGGATGTTGTAGGAGATCAGCACATCGGCAGGCTTAACCGGGTTAGGCTGCACCACGCGCCACTTTTTGCCGTCGATTTCGATGCGGTCATCGATACGCACCTCTGTTTCGAACGTGGCCGCCAGCTTCTTATCGCCGGTGGCAATCAGGGAGCCGTCGATTTCGCGGGAGGAGTATTCGGTGATAACGCCGGTTACGGTCGCGGTAATGGCCGGGGTGGTGACTTCCTTCCCGAACTGGTCGCGGATCGTGCCGCCTCCGCGGGTAAGCTGATAAGCCTTCCCATTCTCGGTCAGTAGCCGGGTTGCGGTCGCGCGCATGCGACGGTAGTCGATTGACATATCACCCCCTTTCGATACGGATTTGATTGCCGCCCACCACCAGCCCGCGCAGCGAGGAATAGAGCCAGGGGAATGACGGCGCGGCCTTGTTCGTGCCCGGTTCGTACTGCACTGTCACCGCGCCCTCGACGCGCTCCATGACCACCGCCCCGCCACCAGCAACCGACGGCGTGAGATCAATCTCCTGCGATTCGATAGCCAGGCGGCATTGCGCGTCAACCAGGCGCTGCGGGATGAAGTCATCCGGCAGGTCAACGCCATCGAAGCGCACGCCTGCACGCGGCCACGACAGCGGCTGTGAGGCGCTTGAACGTTGGCCGCGCCATGCCTTCCCTTCCAGATAGTCCATTGCCTGCATCAACAACATGCTGCACTCGTCGTCATCGGCAGGAACGGTATATCCGCGCCCTGCCGCGAACGCGCGCAGGTCAACGACGCTGGCGTAAGTGTTGAAATCGGGCGAATGGGGATCGGCAACCAGCATGGTTATTCCTCCAGACGCCAGTCCAGCGCCAGCCAGTTATCCACTTCGTCAGGGTGAACCTCAGCGCTCAGCGGGCCGCCGGGGAACTCTGGCACGTCACGCACCATGGCCACCAGCTCAATGCCAGGCTGTTCCTGCTGCTGGTCCTGCTGGGTAGGAGCATGTTCAACATCGTTCTGCGCAGCAAGCTTTTCAGCCTCACGCTGCGCGCGCTGCTCTTTAGTTAATCCGGCCATTGGGCCTCCTGAATCACAAAGGGGCCGAAGCCCCATTGGTTAACCCATGATGATGGTGGAATGCTCAGGCTGCACGGCTGCAACGCCCCACGCCACACCAACTTCATAACGCACCTGACGGTACTGGCGATACAGCGCGATCTGGAAGGTGATGCCGGATACCGGGTCGGTCACGTTCATCACATCGTCGGCGGTGTCGCCGCCTTTTGGCATTGCCGGGGTGCGGCACGCCAGCAGGAATGCGTTGCGGTCGAACGCCATGTTTGGCGCAAACTCGCTCAGCACGGTGACGGCTGCCTGGTCTGCCAAATCCTGACGCAGGCCCGGTGCAGCAATGGTGATGCTGGAAGAGGTAGCGGCCACCACCAGATACTGATTGTCGTCACCGTCGAATTTCACTGCGGTGCCGACTGCAATCCCACCAGTACCTGCAGAGATAGCAACGATGATGTCGCCTTCTTTCTTCGCGCCGTTGACCTTATAGCCAGCAGCGGTGCTTTTCGCGGTGCGCTTGATGTTGGCGGATTCATGCAGGTTGAAGCCCATCACGCGACCGATGATGCCTTCGCGCAATAGCTGGTCGGTTCCGGCTTCATTCGCTTTGAACAGCACGGACTGCTTACCACGAATGGAGGCCATCGCCTCACCGCCCAGCACCATACGCAGGTCGGTAGTTGGCGCACCGTTATCAACCAGAATCTGGCGAGCCAGCGCCGCATCAGACAGGTCGTCTTTGATGCTGAACGGGGTATCCTTCGGCGCGCCCACTGCACGGGATGATTTGTAGTACAGCGCCGCCAGGTCAGCGTCCATCTCATTGCTCAGCGCACGGAAGGCCTGGGAAAACTGGTCAGCCAGGATGACGTCGTAATTACCTGACGGCCCGATAGCCAGCTGTTCTTCACCGTTCCATTTGACCGGGGCCATTTTGGATTTGGTGATTTTGACATCCACGGTACCGATGTTCTGATCGCCATCGTTCGGTGCGGTCGCTGCAGGGGTGATATCGACGGTGGTGGTTTTTGGTGCCACCGGCGCGGTGACGGTCTGGTCTTTAGCCGCAGCATCAGCTTTCGCGTTGCGCGCCACGGCAGGGATGAAGCCCACTTGCTCGCGGGATACGCGGTTCAGTGCGGTGTACAGAGTAGGAATCAACCCAGTAAGCGTATTGCTCATATTCTAAATATCCTTTCGATTAATCGACGATGCTGATGCCGTCGCTAAGCGCAGCCTGCTTGCCTGCGCCATCAAGAGCGTCAAACGCACCGCGTTTCATGGTTTTCTGCCCGGCCTGATGCTGCGACTGGTGGGAGCCACCACCGCTATTGCCGGACGCTTTGAGGATGTAGTCTTTCTGCGGATGCAACTCGACCAGAGATTCCAGCGCTTCATCGAAGCCAGCCAGTTCACCGGGTTTGGTACGGGAAAACACCTTATTGCCCTGCCCGTCGTAAGCCACGACCTTGCCATCTTCGATTTTGAAGTTCTGTCCGAAGTGGGAACGCACGAACTCAGCCGGGATCGCCATCTTCTCGGAGATGAACTTCGAACCACCGAAGCGGCCGCCGATCATCTCGTCGTAGAGCTGGGTTTCCAGCTGCTTCGTTTTGCCGTTCGCTTCGTCCAGCTGCTGCTGGAATACCTTGGTGATCTCAGCCTTAACCTGGTCAACGGCACCAGCGTCGATCAGTTTCTTCTGGTCGATTTTGGTCATCATCTCCAGGGCTTCAAGCGCCTTGGTCGGGTCGCTGATGCCAGCGAATTTCGCGAGACTGGCTTCCGCCTGCTCCTTCGCTTCACGGTGAGTTTTGGCTTCACCGTTCAGGGAGGTGATTTTGGTCATCGCTGCGGCTGCATCGAACGGGATCTCTTTGCCGTCGTCATGAACGTACACAGGCATGCCGTTTTCAACGACCACATTGCCGTTGGCATCAAATTTGAGTTTCATTGTTTTGCTCCAGCCTTCCGGCCATTGGTAATGGGTCATCCGACCCGGTCACCGCGTCGCATCCGCTCAGCGGCAGGCATAAAAAAGGCCGCCCGGAGGAAGCCTGATGTTGATGAGGTTTGTGTTACTCAAACGCCGACGCATCCACACGGCGCAGTTCGTCCAGGGTCAGGAACTCCCCGGCATCGTTGAACATCTCCGGCACCGTGATTTTGCCGTCACGCAGCATCTGCGCACGTGTAACGCCCAGCACCTGCTCCTGCCGGGCGTACGGCTGCCGGGTAAGCCATTCGGCGTAACTGGTATGCGCTGGCACCTGCCCATCCATAGAGGCGCGTGTGGCGTTGCTCAGCTCGCCAGAGGCTATCTGCAACTCTTCCCACGATTTGGTAATCAGGATTTCGCCGGAGCGGCAGCAGAAGTGGATTTTGCCGGGACCGCGCAGATAAGGGACCACATGCCCCAGCGGCTTGCCGTCGAGTGTGTAGAGTTTGCGGTCGCGGATGATGCACCACTGGCTGGTATGCGTATCCAGGGTGGAGGACCACTGTTTGGCCTTCACGATATCGCTGTTGGCCTGGGCGAACTCCTGGCGCGCCGAGGCGGCCATATGATTCACCGCGGTACGGGTCACCACCGCCAGGTCGCGCCTGGAGGCGTTGATCACACCATCTTCACGTTTGAGTTTCGGCGTGCCGGCAACGCGCCGGACAATCTGCTCTACCGTTTCACCCTGGAGGAAACCGGAGCGCACAGCGTTGGTGATTTTGTCCAGCCGGTCGGCTTCAAGCTTCTGGCCCCACTCTTTCAGCAATCGCCCCTGGAACGGCTGCGCCGCTGCTGCGGCGTAGACCTGCTCGGGTGCAACGCTTTGCAGCGGTACATGCTTAAGGATCTGCTTCGGGATGATGCTGCTGAAAAGGTCCAGCTGATACCCGGCCTCATACTCAACGTAGCGCGTCAGCTCGCGTGCCAGCGCCGAGTTAACCGGTGCGTAGGCCTGCTGATTCAGTTCACGCACACCAGCCAGCAGCGAAGCCAGGCGGCGGGCGCTGTAGGTATCGGCACGTTTGCCGTCCAGCAGCACCAGCAGCTTAGCGGCCAGGTCGGCGTCCACTCTGCCGAGCAGCGACACCATCCGCCGGGCGACGCCAGTGCCGTAGCGCGTCACATAGAGGCCATGCGCTATCGTCTCATCCTGCAGGCGGTCGTTGACGGTACGGGCCATATCACACCTCTTCTGCTGGTGGCTCAATCAGCGAGGCCGATTCAGTCAGTAGTTCATCCAGGACCTTCTCAGGGTCGGCATCAGCATCAATCAGGTTGAGCTTCTGCAGGGCTTTAATGGCATCAATACGACGGAGGTCACCACCCTGACGCAGGGACTGAATAGCCAGCGCCGCCGGAGGGTTGAACTCTTTCGACTCGACATCCAGTTCAGTGCGGACATCGACACTGCCGCCGTCTTTCTCCCCAATGTACTCGGCCATGATTTGCAGGATGTTGTCGATCGCGTCTTCCAGGCTGGTTGCCATGGTGTAGAGCGGGGACTGCTCCTGCATCTTCTCTTCTGAGGTCTGGTCTACGGACTTGGTCGAGGTATTGTCGGTGCGCAGCAGCTTCGCGCCAGCCTGGCGCATCTGCTCCACCAGCTCAGCCAGCGACTCTTTGCCAGCGCCGATGGAGGAGCCGGTGTGCTCGACGTACTCGAGGCCCTGTTTCTGCCGATCATTGAAACTTGCCGCAGATGAAGAACCAATTACCAGTTCCTGCCCCTCCTCCAGCCCGAACACAGTGAGGATCGGCACCCGGGCGACGTGAAGGATGTTGTCCTGCTCGCTCTGGCTCTGCCAGTGCTTGACGTTCAGCAGCGCCATGTTGAGTAGCGGCGGTGAACCGCACATAAAGCCGGTGCGCTTGGTGTAGAGCGTGACCAGGGTGATATCGCGACGAGAGGTCTGCCACTCTTCATGCAGCGCCCAGCCCACCTGGCCATCAGTACCAGTGGCCTTGCGGTAAATCTGCACATGCCCGGGCGTCAGCAGTCGAATCTGCTCGACCTTTGTCTGCCCGAAATCGTCACCATCCTCGACCACCACCTCTTTGATGCGCAGCGACGTGAGCACGACCTTACCGCCGGTCATCTTCGACTTCCAGCCGATCACCTGGCGGGGATTCAGCATGGTGACGTACGGGCGCGCGCCGGTCGCCTTTTCGTCAGCTTTCGTCCTGACCTGCTCTGCGTCCACACGCGGATAGTCCACCAGCGCATGGGACAGACCGTACTGCATCGCCAGGCTGAAGAACGCCTGCGCCCATACATCGAGGCGGGTGCCTTCAAGGTCCACGTCTTTCGCGAACTCACGCAGCTGGTCCGGCACGTTTTCGCCCAACTGGATTGGTTCAGCGAATACGCGCCCGACGTTCTGGTTGATCGTCTCTTCGTAGGCAGGAAGTAGCGTGGCCACCGCCAGGCGCTTTTTGTAATCTTCTTTGTCCTCTTTCGGCCAGCGCGGCAGATAAGCCTCACCAAGCTGGCGCATGTACAGCGTGCCGCCCATCAGGGCGTCGTTAATGTCCCACGCCTGCACCATGTTCCCATAGTCCAGATTGGGTGTTGAAATATCAGGCATGGAGTTAGAGCCTCAGGCTGGTGACTTTGCCGACTTTCTTCGGCGGTGAATGCAGGACGGCGTAGCGCGTGCCATCCCAGTCGTGATCTTCCTGCTGGGTGTCTACGTCGTCAGGGTTCTTACTGTCGCGAACGAGCACCGGCACACGGCTAATCCAGCCCCGGCAATAGTCGAATGCGTAGAAGGCTGGCTTCTCAGGCATGCCTGATTCCAGCTTTTTACCTTCAATCACGGCCTCGAGCATGTCAGCAAATAGCGCCGCGCCGTTCACGCGCGATCCCGGTTTTTTATTGGATGGCACCCATTTGACGCCCTGCGATTCCATTTTCTGTGCAATGGAGAGTTCGTCATCGCCAGTGTTGTAGATCGCACCGTCAGCAGGGCCGGGAACTACCTTCTTGCAGATGCCGGGCATAATGTTTAGTTGCCCCTGAGTTACCCCGTTGAGTTTTATCTCCTCGGGCTCAGCAAGCTCTTCGCCCACCAGCCGCTTATCCACCCAAGCCACACCTTTTGCGACGTTTGTGGATGACATATTCAGGCCTTTATTCAGTTCATCAGGCGGGCAGCCATACCATTCGCCAATCAGGATCAGCGACCCAGCCGGCGGGCAGAACTGGCGACCATCAGGCAGCTCGGCGGCGGTGCCGTCGGCACGCGCCCACCAAAGGTTTGAGAACGGTTTCGACTCACCCCAGTCGTGGGAGCGGTCAACTGTCCAACTATCCGGAATGCGGAACGGCTTAATGACGTGATGCGAGGCATTCCATAGATGGTCAAAGCGCCCGCCGCTGGTGACATCCCATGAGCCCTCGACCCATGCTTTGCGCCGGTTCGGGTCCTTGATGGCCATAAGTGTGGCTATGTACTGGGGATCCAGATACGGGTTCTCTTTGAACGAGCCGTGAATCGCAACACGGGTAAGCGTCACGTCCTCTTCGCGTTCGGTCTGCGGGTTAAACACCTTTTGCGTCTCGCGAATGATGGTGCCGCGCGGCGCTGGCTCGATGAAGCGCTTCTTAACCCAGGTGTGGCCAATGCCAAACGGGTTTGTGGTGCTGAACGTCTCCAGTGGGATCGGCCTCAGCAGCGAGCCATCTTCCCGTGGGTAATTCTCCGGCCTGAACGATGAGCGCCGGCAGGAGAACATCATCTCGTAGAACTCACCAGACTGCTGCTTGGTCAGCTCGTTGAAGCCAATGAACGGGAACTCCTGACCGTGATAGTCCCAGTAGTCGCCCTCTTCCTTCCCGAAGCGGAACAACAGCTCTTCACCGGTAGGCCACACCCAGCGCAGCTCAGATGCTGACGCCAGATAACGCGCACCGTCGTTAAACAGGCGGTACATACGCTTCGACTGGGTGATGATGTCGGTAAGGTTCTTATACTCGGTATCGAATATCACGCCACGCCAGAACGAGCCATAGCCCAGGCCAACGAGGCGACGGAAACGCGCCAGCTGCGCGGCAGTTTTACCCGGACCGCGCGTTCCCTCGTAGAGAATTTCGTTACAGGGGCAGCTCAGTGAGAGCGATTGCGATCCCGGCAGAGGTTTCCAGACGGCTTTGTAATTCATCCACCAAGAACCTCGCTCTGCTGCTTCTGTGCTGCCGCTTCCCAGCTATCCACGTTGTCGCTAGTCGGTACCAGCATGACGTTGTGGGTCGCTACGACTTTCTGCTCAACCTGCTCTTTGAAGGCCTGCACGCGAACGTGCTTACCGAGCAACTCAAGGTTCTTCACCTTGTCAGGCCACTTTATCTTTTTGAGGATGGTTTCCGCCGTTTCCTCGTCGAAGTTCTGTATGGTCGTGCTGATATCAAGCCCGGTGAGCGTGGTTCGCCATGACTTAGGCCACATGCTGATCGCTTTGAGGCTGCCGTCATCATTGAGGATATCCAGAACGTCCATTTGGTCGATTTCAACTAAGCGTCGGAGCACATAATCAGCATCAATACCCACAACTTCGTTGCGCTTCGCTTTGAGTTCGGCGATTCTGTTTTGGATGTCAAGTTTTGACAATAGCTGGGCGGCGATGCGGTTTGCAGTTTTGACGCTGTACCCCGCCCGAATAGCCGCTTGCGTGGCGTTTAAGTCGATGAGGTACTCGCGACAGAACATTTCTTGTTTGTCGGTGAGTGCCATGTTTTATTCCAAAGGATTGAGTATGTCAGAAATTGTTAAACGCTCTTCTAAAAGCGCTGGGGATGCAGGTGAATACTTCATTGCCTATATGCTGTCACGCCTGGGAATATCCGCAGCACTAACAACGAGTGGTTCTAGCGCTGTAGATATAATTGCCACTATTGACGGTTCAAAGAGTATCAGTATTCAGGTTAAAGGCTCTTGGGCAAGAAGCCAGCCACGTCAATGGATGGTCGGCAAGCACATGCCTGCTGCCTCTCCTGATTTCTTTTACGTGTTCTGCAATATGTCTGAAGATATAGCCAATAAAACCTTTCCCGAAGTTTTCATCGTTCCGAGCGAAGTGGTCGCCAGCCATGCCACTTGGCATCACAGTGCCCCCCTATTCAAAATAAGCAAAGCTGATGAGGGGCAGTATCTTGACCGTTGGGATTACATAGCCGAGGCATTACTAGCAAAGTCATTACATACCAGCGCCAGAACTTTTGCATAAAGCCATTACGATGGGTCTGCGCATGGTGATGGCAATAAAAAAGCCACCAGCGAATGCTTGTGGCTCTGTGAAATCTAATATTGGGAATTCAGCGAAATTCGAATGCTTAACTATCCTCTGTGCTGATACTGATTGCAGTACTCTTTGATGTTATCAACGCTGTTGTCTTTACACCCAGTTAACAGAGCAGAAGGCTCATTCGAATTTTTGATAAAGCTATCGATATTTATATCACACACGTAGACCCAATGGGCTCGACCAGGTATATGGTCCGGATTCCCAAATCGGTAAAACATAACTCGTTTAATTTTCGAAGAATGGGGGCCATCACTATATAGTTCGAACTTATCGCAAGGATTTGTCAGTATTGTTGTATGCAACTCAAGCATTCTCATCTCCTATACCCATAGCCAATCTATGGAAATGAAGATGTTGGGGCTAACGCAAAGATTTCAAATTACTTTCTCCATTATCAAGCCCACCAGCAGATGGGCTTTGGAATAGCTAACAGTCTTCGTCAGGCTTTGCCACTGATCGGCAGGCGAACATGCAAGCCTTTTGCATCTCAGTTTTCGCCATTGCAACCCAGCGCGGGTCAGCGCCCGTTTCTTTGGCGGTATCCAGCAAGCACAAAAAATGTCGGCTTACGTCTTTGAGGCGGTTCATCACCTGGATGTCACCTTCCGTTAAGGTTCGATATCCCTTTACGGTGCTTCCGTCCTGCGGTTTTGCTTCGCTCATTAGATTTCCTCAGATGATATAAAGCCCCGCTATTGCGAGGCTCGTGACAATTCGATTTTGCGAATGCTGGCCTTATCGATGTTGCACTGCCCCAGCGCCGATAGCAGGCTGACATTCAGATCCAGACTGGCCCCGTAGGTCAGCGGGTCGGGAATGGCTGGCTGTTGCGTCTCAGCTGTCAGGCTTGCCGGAAGCGGCACTACCGGAGCCGGTACGTAGACTGTCCGCGAATTGCCGCAGCCGGTTAGCAGCTGCAGCAGGCACAGGCTGACGAGCGCAATCATCATTCGCAACAGCCACTTTGATATCTGCCTGGGCTCTCTGTGACTCCAGTGCGATCTGGTTCTTGGCATCCTGATTGGCCTCTGAAATAGCGTTGATGATGTTCACGGCCTGAATCACGTTGGCGGTGACGATGTTTGCCGATTCGGCCTGTTGTTCTGCGCTATCCGCCCGCGCCTTTTCCCGGCTGGCCTTATCGCTGTAATGCCAGGCTGACCAGCATGCCCCGCCGAACAGGCAGAGAATGAATATTGCGATCGCAATGAGATAGTGGAGTTTCATCAGAACACTCCCGGGGCTGATGGTGGAGTACCCGGGTTAAGCGGCCCGGCGCCACCGTCAAACAGCTGCGGCTTTTGCTGCCACTCGCAGACTGAGCGCTCTATCTCGCGTCGGGTGATCAAGCCTTTCCACTGTTGCCCGCCAGCGTACGTCCAGCGCTGCAGCTCTTTGCAGGCACCAGCTACATCACCGGAGTTCAGTTTTTTCAGCAGTGTGGATTTGCCGAATGCGCCGGCACCCACGTTATAGGTGAACGAGTAAAGCGCCGCCCTGGTGGTCTCAGGGATACGAATCCTAATCAGCGGATCGATGGCTGCTGCCACCTTGCGCAGGTCTGACTGCAGCAGAGCGTTACACTCTTTGTCGGTGTAGCGATGACCGCGGCGAACGTCAGCGCCAGTGTGCCCATCGCATACAGTCCAGACGCCAACGACATCCTGGTATGCGTAATAACGCCGCCCTTCCAGTCCGTCAGCATTTCCCAGCATCACTGCCGCAATCGTGATAGCTCCCGAACCGCCAGCGATGGCGGCCATCAGCTTATTCCTCAATGTCGGGTTCATGCCGGCTCCTGTTGCGACGGTTTTCTTCGCGGATTTTGAAGTACAAATTTGTCAGGTACGTAAGAACAGCAACTACTATGCCCACCAGTACGCCAATGGCGTTCCACTGCTCAGGGCTGTATGCGTTAAGAATGCCGTTCAACACGCTCCCCGCAGAGGCGCCATAAGCTGCGCCGGTGGTAATTTTGTCCATTCGAAACATCTCTCACCTCCGATAATTCCGGGGTGCTGTGTGTAGTTGGGATCAGGCTCTCCGGACGAATTAACGACAAGGCGATTGATGGGGTTTTCCGGGAGCCTGAAATAAAAAAAGGCCTGCTTTTACGCAGGCCTAAATGATTTGGAAATTTAAGTAGGTAGTCGTGTTACTTGGCCATTCCCGGTGCAACAACTGTGTCGAGCAGCGTCACTTCCCGACCAGGATGTCGGGTGGGCGGTTATGGTCTGGTTCACAATTTAAAGATAGCACCAGTTTCAAAGTGGGGATAAAAAAATGCCTGCTTTTACAAGCAGGCATAAATTGAAACAGTCACGGATACTCAGATAGGTGCCGGGTGCCTCCCGGTGACTCGTTACCAGTTATACGAGCCGCAAGTACATACATATTAACTGGATTGCCCCACCGCACAGGGGGATTCACCTGACTCTTAACAATAGCAAAAGTTTGTCAGAATTCTAAAGTGTCGATGCTCAAACAGAAAACTGGAAGCAAGTTCCATTAAGCCATCGAGCGGCACGCTTCTGCGCAACGAAGGCAAGCTTCAGAGCATTTCTGACAATGTTCTGCTTCGTGCTTCCCACATTCTTCACCGCATTTCTGACAGACTTCTGCGCAGACACGGCATAGCGATTTGGCAAATTCACTATCAAAGGTCATAAATTGCGCTGCGAGCCGACAAATATTCGCGCACTGCATATCGAGTCTTATGCACTCACGCATCATATCCACTTGTTCTTCTTTCAGACATGAAGCAGCACAATAATCACAGGCAGCCGCGCATTTGTAGCAGGCCTCGATGCATTCAGCATGGTTAATTGGCATATTTCGCTCCTTTCAGTCGTAAGCAGAAAACTAAGTCTGGTTACAGGAGTGCGATGATGCCAGTTAATAGGAGCGTTATTCCAAATTCGCCTAAATTGTAATTACAGGGAACGCATTCGAATAACGACTACCTTCATCAAATTCCGAAACGACTAACGATCTCATGATGGTGTAAGAGGACCTTCCAGAACTTCTGCTTCACCATTATCACAAATGGGATCCCCCTGCGTCAGGTGCCAGATACCGGTTACGGTCTTACCCGTTTCAAGGTCTTCGGTTTCTCCGTGGGTGTAGTAGGCAACCTGGACCTTCCCTTGGTGCTGTATCCAGTAAAATCCTTCCTCCAT